CCGAGACCAGCGCTCATCGGTGACCTTACGGTCACCGAGGAGTGCTGCCGCTAGGCCCCACCGGTCCGAACAACGCCTTTTTAAAGGGCGGAATACGGCTTTACGGTAGAGCCAACACTGCCAATCTGGATGCCAACGGACCTTCCTCTCACGTATCAACGTTTGAAGATCGACCCAGAGGCATGAGGCAGCATCGTCACTCGGAGGTCCGTAAAGGATACCTCCTTGTGGGATGCTGCCTAGCAGTGTTCTAACTAACCGCTCAGAGGAAAACCTCCTCGGAAGGAGATTCAGAACTCTAAACACGTCAGTCGGACGCAGTCGTTCCATGTACCTTAGGTACACGGGTACGACTCGGTCGGTACCCCACCAATCCTCCCCGCAACTCTCTCTAAAAGGCCCGAAGATAAACGTCTTATCCGTATTACAACGGAAACCGACGTACCGGAGGACCTCGATGAGTAAAGCCGCCACGCTACGTGGAACGATGATATCGTCCCCGTATACGGATACTGTTTGTCGATGATCGATCGACAGTACGAAAGAGGAACAAGCCCGCGCAAGAGCCCAGAAAATAAGGCTCTCGAGCGGGAAGGTGGTGCCGTTGCCCATGGAGGACCATTTCTGGTACTCCACAGTCTCTCCTCCGTGTGTATAGCAAGGGCTCCTGATATCATCCAGGAACTCGCGCCACGCCCACGGAAGAAGACGCTCAACCAAGGCGACCGATAGAGAATCGGACGCTGCAGACAGGTCCAGTGTAACAAGTGGATCTGCGTGCTGCCACAGTTCGGCGCCCTTCCGGGCGAGGAGCTGATTGCGGGTCTGGTCAGCAAGGTCAATACCAACGCCACGAAGGCGATGGCAAAGATACTCGCAAGTACCAAGCTGCAGGCAAAGGTTAAGGTGTGGCTCAACGGCAATCGTCCGCATCGATCTTGCGTCTTTCGGCACAAAAGCGATACGATTTGCTGTAGTCGTCTCATACGGCATCCTATACGTCAGCGTTTTAAAGCAGACGTCAGCATGTAGCCTCCACCACGCAGGGGCACCCTCAACGAGCGCCCTTGCGTAAGGAAGACAACGAGGGGTACACACGAGCTTCGTATCCGTACCGAGTTTAAACGGTGCGGTTACTCGATCGTGATGTAAAGTACCGATTGCCGTACCACCACCGGGACGAGAGAAAGAAAGGATCTGCTCGAATGTACCCTCAGAGAAATTTCCGAGGGTCTTGGAGATCAGCTCCCTTGCACGAGACAAGATAACCCGGTATACTGGGTTCTCTCTATCGGGCCGGCTACCGTAGTAACGGAGCCGCTTGTTCGCACGTTTGCACGCGCGCTCTGCCGTTAGGAATTTCTTCCAAGCGGCTTGCTTCCGAACCTCCGAGTCCCCTTGTATAGAGGATTTAGAGAAGAGGCCCTTAAACTGG